AGTCTCAGTAGTCTTAGTAGCTTTGGTTTGTCTAGCCATCTTATTATACTATACCTAAATAAATACTTTTTAAGTGATTTAACGCAAATAATATATATTGTTACCATAATATGTGTAAATTATAAAATTGATAAATTAAAAATAAGATAGTGATTGAAATAACCAAGGTAACGATGCTGCTGCTGAATCATTTACTAAAGTTAAAGCTCCCAATACATAATATGCTCCTAAAGTTTTGCTATCCCTGTCAACTCCATTATTAACGAATTTTTCCAAAACATCCAAAATTATTTTTTTTATATTCAATAAATCATGTTCATTCATAATATAAGATAAATTGATATTCCTAAATGGATCTCCTGTGGGCGGACAAATATTTTGTTTTGTTTCATTTGATAATTGCGCTCTATAATTCCAAATATCGCTTAATTCTCTCAAAAATTTAACTAACTGGTTCCTATTTAAAGTTAAAAACCATTCTGGAGAACTATAATTGCCAAGTGCATCTATATTTTGAAATAATGATAATGCTCTCATTTCAACTGTTTTTGCATTTGAAACGTTACCTATATCAGTATCAAACTCTAGATTTATTTTGATTTTTAATATTTTACTTGTTCTTATAATCATCTTTAAATCTATCATAACAAAAGTTGGAATTTTATTTCTATTATAAGGATTAATTCCACCAATTTTACTAACATTAATGGTATCAGTGTTTTTGTAAATTAAATTATATATAGACGCTATGTCAAACCCATAAACTCTTCCGTCGTTATCTTTGAAACTGTAAAATTGTCCATACTGTAAATCTTTTAAATCATCCATTGTTACAAAATCAGTGTCATTTGTACAAATATCCCGCTTGTTTAATGCAGGTCCAAAATATGCATTGAACTTACGTTGTAATCTTCCTCTAAATATTTTTTGAATTTTAACAATGTAAGAAGATAGAAAAAGAAAAATATATATCCTGCTGATCAATTCTTTTTTATTTCCACTTATTTTCAATTTATAGAATTTTGCAATTGTTTTTAATTGTTGAATATTGTAATTATTTTCTGTTAGTTTGACGTAATCATGAATTGTTAAAATAGATAAGGATTCATCTTCTATATTCATTTTATTCAACTTTTTATTCATTTGTATATTTTTTTCATATTTAAATACTAATTTATTCATATATTCATCTATACTAGGCATTTTATGATAATATAATAATATATCTATATATAATTATTATATTATCTTTTTGAATTGTTTTATTATGAAAATATAATAAAAAATAAAATTTTTCTTACCAAATGTCGTAATATTTCAATAAACATTTTAAATTCATTTTTAATTAAAAAAAAAATTGATTTAAAGATAAATCATTAGTGTATATATCATAAAAATAAAATGGCTGAAAGAATCGTAGACGGTGCTCAATTTAATGCTGAAAATATTATGTATACCGCTCCTAAAGCAAGCGCTCAGGGTGGTAAATCTGTAAATATATTAAACAAAACAACAAAAACAACATTAACATTATCTACCCCATTAATGCTTACATGGGGTGCAAGTGATTTCAAGAAGGACGGTGAAGAAGTCGGTAATGGTAGATTTGAATTATCACTTCAATTTCCAAATGAGGAGTATAAGACTTCCGACACAGAAGCATTTCTAAAAAATATGAAGAATTTTGAAGATAAAATTAAGGCAGATGCTTTGATTTATTCAAAGGAATGGTTTGGAAAGGTTCATAAAAGTGCAGAAATTATTGAAGAGTTATTCACTCCTCTACTAAAATATCCTAAAAATAAGGCTACAGGTGAATATGATTATTCAAAACAACCAACAATTAGACTTAAGTTACCACAATGGGAAGGCGTTTGGAAGACTGAAATTTATGACGAAGAGTCAACTAGATTATATCCTAGCACTGAAAATCCAGGTCTCACACCACTAGATTATTTAAAGAAGGGTTCAAATATTGCTTGTTTGATTCAATTTGCAGGTATTTGGTTTGTAAATGGTAAATTTAGTGCTAGTTGGAAATTAGTACAAGCAGTAGTTCAAAAACCAAGAGCACAATTACAAGGTCAATGCTTCATCAAGCTTAAGACTCAAGATAAGGAGAAGTTGAAGAATCAAACTGTTAAGGATGACGATGAGCCGCTTGTAATATCAACTAAGGTAGATGATAGTGATGAAGAACCTGATGAAGAAGAAGATGAGGACGTTGAAGAGGAAGAAGAAATGCCTGCTCCTCCAGCTCCAGTTGCTGCTCCAGCTCCAGTTGCTGCTCCAGTAGTTGAGGAACCCAAGGTAGTAAAGAAGCGTGTTGTCAAGAAGAAAACTGATGCTTAAAATCAAAAATAAATACTTTAACTTTTATAATTTTATATGAAACTAAATAAATAAATTAAAAATGTATTTTTTAATTTATTTTTATTTTTACACCTTTTCTAATTTACACCGTTGAAGATTTCAATCCGCTCAGCGGATGAAACTTCAACTAAGTTACCAGTTACAGTTTGAACTATAGCACCCCTACGGGGCGCGGTTTCAAATCTTCGCTGGTATAAACCGTTCCTTTTTATAGAGAAAAAGGTGGTAAATAGGACAATTCTCACTGAAAAATAATATTGTAATCAAAGTATATAAAATTATTTTTGGATAATAATATAATATAATAGAAAAATGATTTTTATATCATTATTATCATTATTATTATTATTATTATTTCCATTTACAACAGGGTTTTCTATGGAAAAAAAACAATTTATTATAAATTCAAAAGTTCCAATATGTAAAAATTGCGTATATTTCAAACCATATAAATATGATGAGAAATTCTATGACCTAGGAAAATGCACAAAATTTGGAACAATGGATATTTTATCCGGAATAATAGAATACAAATATGCTTATAGTTGTAGAACGAGTAATGACCTTTGTAGTTTTAATGGAACATATTATGAAGAAAGAAAACATCCAAATATTACATTATCTATTTTTCAAAGTGAATTGTTGAATGAATAAAAAATGGTGTAATATCAAACTAATAGAATCGTAACAATAACATCAGATCTTTTAGAATTAGAATCATGAATATCAAAACCATCAGAAATGTTCAAACCTTTGTTCTTTATTAAATAGGTTTGTTCTTTTTTCATATACAATTGTTGCGTAGGAATTTCAAATACTTTATCGGCGATTTGGATATGTAAATTCATATTATTTGTTATTAAACTAACTAATTCGTTTACAATAGATATTTCTTTCACTATATGTATATCATTGTATTCATCTATCAATATATTATCAGGAAGTTCCGGTTCACATAATGCTATAACTTCACAACCGGAAATATCAAAATAAGATTCACTAATCCATAAAGGAACATAACATATTTCATCATTTACATTCAATTTATAAATATTATTGTTCAATAAATCATTAATAGTAGGATTCAATTTATAAACCAATACATTGTCAAATTTTTGTTGGACGATTTCTCTTATTTTTTCCAAAATAGAATCATTTAAATGAAGTATACCACGATTCTTAGAGAGAAAATTATAAATATTCATACATGTATCTTTATCTAAATCATCAAATAATTTCATTGAAATATTTTTACACCCTGAAACAATTTCTTGAATAATTTTTGAGATTATTGTATCATATTTTCCCTCTAATATACTTTTCATAAATAAATGTAAAATATCAATGTATAATGGTGTGGGTTGAGTTCGTTTATTTTCTTGCGCACGTTCGTATTCACACTCATTTTCATTCTCTAAATCCAAAAATTGCAATTCATTTTTCAAATAATAATATGCTTCTTGTATTTGCTTAAATTTTTCGGTTGATTCATTTGTATTTCCATTTTTATCTGGATGATGTTGTAAAGCTAATTTATGGTATTGTTTTTTTAATTTATGTAATGTTATATCTTTTGTATCTATTTTAGAAATGTCAATATCTAATATTTTAAATGCATTGAAGTAATCCATAATTTATTCATTTATGATTAATTTTAAGTCAGTATTTAATGTTAAACTTTATTTTATTATCTAATCTATTATTATAGATAATAAAATGGGAAAAGTTCGTACTAGTGCTAGTTTCTATAGTAGAGGTGTACCCAAAGGCTTCCATGCGTTTGGTTATTTTACTCAAGCAAATTATCCAATAGTTCAACCTCAACAAGGAATTCTTCGTTTGTTAAATAACAATCAATCTAAAATAGTTTCAAAATTTAACAATTACATGAATATAAATTTGTACAATGCACGTTATTACTAGTCTTAGTTATTTTGGAGTTGAATTGTATTATCATATTTTTCATATTTCATATTTCATGCATTATTTTTGCTAAACTTAATAAATACTTTTCCATATGATAAATCGGTCTGTAATTGTTATTATAATATTGAAAAAAAACATAGGTTTTAATTAAAATATCTGATAAATGACCTTTATTAATTTTTTTTTCATTTACTAAAGTAGAAATAATATACCAGATGCAATCAGATATATCTAAATTATAGATAAACATATCATACAATATATCTCTGAATTTCAGAAAATGAATTTCTTCTATATTGATCAAATTGTGTATTATTTTATTACATATAATTTTGTATTGTAACATCAGTTCATCGTTATAAAAATGTAAATTTTTAATATTTGTTATGTTTTCTAAGTTAATTTTATTTGGCATTTTTTTTACACATTTTATATAATTTGTTTTTGTAGGTCTCTCTACATTTATTACTTGACAACAGTTTAAAATATTATCCGGTATGAAACTCAATTCATCTGTTATTATTATATATTTTAAGTCTACACAACTAGCGTGATTTTTTTGCATATAACTATAAAAGTTCTCCAATAATTCATTGTGAATATCATTGAAATACTTACATACGATAATTCCAGATTTCTCATTTTTTGCTGATATAATATCAATAATTTGTAAATATATTTCGTGCCATAATAATTTTGAATTACACCCTAATAATGACATGTCTATTTCATAATGTATATCACTTATTTTAAAATAATATGGTTGTTTGTTATAAGTAACACTTATTTTTTTTTCATATTTCAACTCGGATGGACTATATTTTTTAATGGCTTTCAGCATTTGACTATATTTACCAACGCCGCTTGGACCATAAAAAATCAAGTTTCGCAATTTATTTATTTCTTTTGGGAATTTTGAATATAATTTTTCTAATTTTGGATGAAGATTTTCTCTCTTGTTTTCAATTATATATTCTTCAAAATGACTTTCATAGAATTTCATTTGTAAATAATTTGGTTAGTTATTTATACAAGGTATTCTTTATTTGATTATATAACTTATTTACTTTGTAATTGTTTTTAACTTACGATACAACTTAAAAACATTTCGTATTTCAATATAACGTTAACGACGATTAGAATTAATTTTTGTAAATGAATTTAGTAAAACATTTGAATCAATATGATGATAATTATGTAATTTTTTGTGATCCAATTAAAAATAACATTATGAATGATGGCAATTTTATTAGAATTCTATATTCTGCGAATAATTTCACTTTGAATGGTATTTATTTATTTATTACATTGAAAGACGTAACGTGTGATAGATATTACAATAAATATAAATGTATTTTTAATGTAAATATTCACAAAGAATTAATAGAAAAAATAAAATCAATAGAAGAAAACATTCTAAAGAAATTAGAGTCTACTTTTTATAACAAATTTCCTCAATATAAAATTTATGAACAATTCAAAAATGGTAACATTAAAATTTTTCAGGATATTCAAAATAAATCAAATGTTAATTTTATTTTGAAAATATCAGGCGTGTGGGAAATCAATTCAAGTTTTGGGTTGACTTATAAATTTATCCACCTTTAGAATCCACCTTTAGAATCCACCTTTTAGAAAAAGGTGGAGCCAAAACCACGACCTTTTTCTAAAATGCAAATTTATACTACTTTTTTCAAAAGGTGTAAGGATTCAACCAAACCAAAAGGTTACTGTTTTGGCTCCACCTTTTTCTAAAAGGTGGATTGGAACCCGTCCGCAGAAAAATTTTTTAAAATGGTAAATAAAGTTATTGAACTTATTACACTAATAATTCCATATAAATATAAAAGACTTGATGTTATTTTTGACAATTGGTGCGTTGATTCAAATTTATCGGTATTAATGCTATTATAAACTAAATATACTTGCAATAATATCATTAATATGGTTATGTTACTAAAAGTACTATAACCACTAGATACATGCCCCGATAATATTCTATTTTTATATTTTATGACTAAATATAATACAAAACCAATAACAAATAACATTAACAAAAATGGTCCACAAGTTGTAATCATTGTTAGTAGCGTTTGAAAAAACCCTTTGTTTTGTGTTGCTTGCAAAATATTAAATAATATTATATAAAGAATCATAAATATACTCATTGTCAATACAGAATAACCACTAATTAATGCACCTAAAGAAACATTTCCTGAAGAAAAATAATAAATAATGAAGGAAATAACACTTGCTATTATTAGTGATTTATAAATACCTGAATACCAGTTTGTCATATTATATAATTATATAATTTTTCTCTTAAGAATTAGAATTAGAATTATAAAAATAATTATTGTATGTTTTTACAAATGACCCATTCATTTTTGATGGATTAATAGTTTTAACAAAACATGAAAGCGTTCCTTGTCCTCTAAAAGTTGTATTATATTTATCGTATTTATTGTATATATCATATGTATTATCAAATTTTTTTATATAACTTGTCGCATTTGCAGTTTTTTCACCATAGTTTATATTTCGGTTCATCATATTTTATTATTATAAAATATAATATTTTAATATAAAAATAATGTCTACAATTTATATAAATGAGTAAATTTTATAACACATATCCAAATACTAATCAAAATCATCCCCTTCAACAAAATTCGCAAAATTTTTTGACTTATAAAAAATATGTGTCAATACATTCAGAGGACAGAGATGCTATAGCTTTTCCAAATTCTTCTGAATTTGAAATTGAATTACCAGAAGATATTACTAATATATCAACTATGAAATTAGTTGATTGGTCATTTCCATCTAATTATGATACTTTTTCTGTGGTAAACTCTAATATTACAATGATTTTTAAATTCAATTGCTTATATAACCCAAATACTTCTGACCAACAATATGCTTTAGAAAATGCAATTTACCGGGCTTTGAACAGTTGCAATGATAATTATATTATTACTATTGAAGAAGGATTTTATAATCCTACACAATTAGTAAAAGAATTAACAAATAAATTTAATGAAGCAGTCACAAATTTTATTTTATGTTATTTAAATAACAATCCAAGTTTATCATATTTAATAGATAGTTTTATAAGTTCGGGCGGATACACCCGATTTGTAATCGTTTATAATAATGTTTCACAAAAAATATGGTTCGGAAATAGGGCAGACTGTTTTATACTTTTAAATGAATGTGTTTTTATAGCAAATTCTGCAGTAAATGAACAATTGTTATGTAAAAAAACTCAAGTCCCAGATTTTGCCAATTGGGGGCTCCCTGGCAATTTAGGTCTCACAAGGTGTAATATAGAGTCACAGTTACCAATTAATTTAATAGTTGATGAAGAGACTGGAGGGATTAATAGTAATTATATATTTTCAAATAATTATATACGTTTTTACTATGGTGACGTTAATAGTATAGATGACAATGGTTTTTGGTTAACTCCGGCAACGGACTTATCTGGTAATGTATTACCTGATGCAGCTGTCCAATTTATTGAATGTCCATACAAAATTAATATATTTGGACCATCTTATATTTATATGGAACTTTTTAAATATAATTGTATTGATGAAACACAGCCTTATAACGTAAGTAATTTCACATTAACAACAAATGAAACAAATGGAATTGTCAATTCCGCGTTCGCAAAAATACCTATCGTATCAACACCAACTTCTCAATATTATGATGGTCCGGCTAATTCATATAAATTCTTTGATCCTCCTGTAGAGAGAATAAGACGATTAAAATTTCGCTTAAGATATCACAATGGAGAATTAGTAAATTTTGGTGTGTTTGAATACACGTTTACATTAGAATTTACTACACTTTTACCTATGATTAATAGAGCTGTTAATTATGTCAACCTTTAGAATCCACCTTTAGAAAAGGTGGAGCCAAAACAGCAACCTTTCCACCTTTAGAAAAGGTTGAACTTCTGATTCAACCATGATTTTAAAATATCCATGTTGCATGTTTTATAATCTTCTTCAAATCCTTTCAATGCAAAAAACTTGGGTTTTTTCATTTTTGGTGTCTTAAAAAATATATAATCACCTTTTTTGCTTTTTCTAATGCTAATGTTCGCAGATACTTCTCTCACCATACTACTTCCTTCTTCTAATAATGGAAGTACTTCATCTAGTTGTATACTTTCTATTGGTCTATTTCCCAATTGTTTCAAAGTTTTGGATAATTCTCCACATGTCACGTAGAGACCAAATTTGCCTTTTTTTAATATAACGTCACTATCTTCGTATTTACCTAAGTTGATTTGATTGGCTGCTGTTTTGGCCTGTTTTTCACTGTCATTACCTATTAATTCTTCCAATGTATAACAACCATTTTCCAATTTGTTCATATCTATTTCTATGTCCTTTCTAATAGATTTGTAGGTGGTAGTTTTTTTACCGTCTACCTTTTCTACGCATTTAATAACAGGGCCATATTTTGCTATAGTATAACAATGTGTATCATCTATTTTAATTTCAAATTTAGACTTTTGTGTTTCTTTTACTTGGGTTATAATAGTATCTAATTTATCATTACATCTTTTGCATAGTTCGCTCCAAACGTGATTTCCTTTTGATATCCTGTCCAAATCTTCTTCCATTTCTCTCGTAAAATCGTAATTCAATAGTTCCAAAAAGTGCTTATCTAAAAATTCCATGACTATTTTTCCCAATGGTTGCAACACAAGTTTATTTTTTTCATTGCCAAATTCGCGCGTTGCTTCTACTTCGCTAATTTCGTCATTTTCTAATTCATAATCTTTTACTATTATTGTCTTACCTTTTACATCTTCTTTTTTAACATATCCACGTTCTTGTATTTTATCTATTAACGTTGAAAACGTAGAGGGTCTACCTATTCCTTTATCTTCCAATAATTGCACGAGTCGTGCTTCTGTAAAATGCATTTTAACGTTTTTAATTGTTACTTTGCTAACAACTTTATTATATTTAATACTTTGATTTTGCTTTATTGTTTGCAAATATTGAAATTCTTTACTGTCAGTAGAAAATTTATTTTTGACTATTTTCCATCCAGGGAAAGCAATTAATTCTGAAGTGTATTGAAACACAAGGGACTTGTAGGTTTGAATTTGTGCTTTTACAGAATGATAACTAGCCGAAGCCATGCAACTTTCTAATGTATTTTCCCAAATCAATTTATACATTCTTCTTTCTCTCGGATTTATCTTTTCAGGCAAATCTTTGAGAGAAATCTTTGTTGGTCTTATTGCTTCATGGGCTTCTTGTGCTAGATTATCTTTTGATTTTTGAGATTGTTTATCGTTTGTTTTGGATTTAGCATTGGGTTTTGGTTTACTTTGCGACTCATCGCTTTCTTGACGGCAACACAACGCATCTATATTTTCATTTATATATTTTTCTTCATAATTATTTTGAATATATTTTTTTGTAGTTTCCAAAAAGTCGGCACTATATTTTTTACTATCTGTTCTCATATAAGTAATATACCCTCCTTCATAAAGTGATTGGCACAATTTCATTGTTTCTTTTGGAGAGAAATGACACTCGTTACTTGCCACTTGTTGCAATCTACTTGTTGTAAATGGTTCAGGCGGCTGTTTATATACTTTTGTTGGTTGTGAACAATTATAAATATGATTGTGGTCCGCAGTTTTATCTAAAAAATCAACGATTTCATCTTCTTGTTCAAATTGATGATTCAATTCAAAAGGCAAATTCACGTTTGTGAAATATCCTGTCGTATTAAATACTTTTTTATTATCGGCATTGTCTATTTCTTTTTGATTGTCATAAACTAACCTCAGTGCTGGGGTTTGACATCTACCAGCAGAAAGGGATTTTTCCGAATTTTGCGATATAAATTTCCATAACATGGGCGTTATTTTAAAACCAACTAATAAGTCCAAAATTTGTCGTGCTTGTTGTGCGTGAACCATATTCATATCAATTGTTCGCGGATTTTTCACTGCTTGCTGTAGAGCTTTTTCGGTTACCTCGTTGAAAACAATACGTTTTGTGTTTGATGGAAGTTTGAATAATTCTAATAAGTGGAATGCAATTCCTTCCCCTTCGCGATCATTGTCTGTTGCTATAATAACATCATCCGCATTTTTTATTGCCTTTCTTAACAAATCTATTTGCTTTTTCTTCAAAGCATTGTTGATGATTTGATAAGTTGGTTTAAAATCTTCTTCTATTTTAATATTGGAGAGAGAAGGTAGTTCTCTCAAATGACCAAAACTAGCAAGACATTTATAACCTGGTCCCAAATAATCTTCTATTTTTTTGCATTTAGCAGGAGATTCTACAATAAGAAGTGTAGTTGTCGTAGAATATTTTTTTGACATCATTGTTGATTATGTTTAATATAATTATCATAGTAAATAATGTTTAACCTTTTTCAAAATAATATTGTTTATGATAACAATTTAAAAATTGGAAATGAATAATAATATTAGCTCCTGTGATGTTCGCAAAATATTATTATTTAAGTTTATTATTTACATTGTTTACTCAAGGTTTTGGCTATATTCATCTAATTGAGAGAACTCTCGCATCTTTTGACGAAAAACCTATTCATGAAAAGTCGTGTAAAAATTGTAAATATTTTATAGAAAATGAAAACAATGAATTTAGTCGGTGTTCCAAATTTATGAAACCTAAAAATAGACATCGTTCTGTAATTGGACAAGAATATAGACCGCCATTAGTTCGGCATATAAAAATAAATCGCCCTGATTATTATGATGAGAATGATAGATATTCGGCATTGTTATTATTTTATTTAGCTAGAACATGCCGAAATAACGAAACCATGTGTGGTGTTGATGCAAAATATTATGAAAGAAATTATTTAGATATTTATTGATTCATTTATTGATTCTCTTAAATTGTCTCCAGTTAATTTGAACACATGGTTTTACAGGTTCTTCTTTGTTGGTTTTATTTTCTTCGTCCAGTTTCTCTGCCTTTTTCAATGCACTATCAACGTATAATTTCTTCAAAAGTGTTCCTACTTGGAATGATCCAGTATGTTGATCTAAGTGTCCATCTTCTATTTTTTGTAATACGTCTAAAAATTGATGCAATATATTTATATCTATTTCATCTTTTCTAACTTTGTTGTAAATATCAGTGTAATAAGTAAATAAAAAATTACATTCATGCATACATTCTAGGTGTATTTTGTCGGGTTCATCGCGATATTTAGCTTTAATTAATACCATGTTGTTCAAATCATTTCGTAATACGTGACTATGTTTCAATCTGCGTATTGATTCAGTTTGGTCTTCTACGTTGTTTGCAGCAATCATCTTTTGAAGATGAAGTCTTTGTTTTTCGTCCATTGTGTCCATTGAAGGTTGTAGTATATTTTAAGTAAGAATAATTATTTTTAAATTTAACTCAAAAGAAAATATAATAATAATATTTTATTATTATATATGTCTAATATTAACAACAACGACGCAAGTAATACTACAATTCCAGGAATGCTTTTACCTACTCAACAAGGGATGGTTGCAGGTAATCCAAGAGATTCTGCTATTGCAGCAGGAAATGCTGCAAACCTTAAATTGCAAGCATTACAAAGTATAGGCGGTAGAGGTAGAGGTAGAAGATTAAGAAACAGACGTGGAGGCGCAAATACAATTCCTGTTCCTCAGTTTAGTATGCAATATACTCCACAAGGTGGTCCAGGACAAGACCCTAATAGTATTATTCAACAAAACGCTGCCGTTGGTACTCAAAGTGCAGCTAACGCAGTTTATGATAAATATGCAACTCAAATGGGAGGATATTATAATAACATGAACATGAATACAAATCAATATCAATGGGGATGCTATAGTGGAGGTAAAAAATACAAAAGAACACGGGTGAAAAAGAGCAAAAAAAAAAGAACTAGGAGGAATAAATCAGGCAATAGAAAATCAAGAAAAAATAAAAAACATTAGTTGGTTTACTCAAATAATTCCAAAATAATTCAAATATTTCTCCAATAAAAAATATAAAGTTTTTGAATAATTAATATAATAATAATATAAGTTAAGACTACTTATATTATTATGCCATCAGGAAAAAATTGGTTGAATTTTATATATATTAATTTAGCATTTGCTGCTTATATAGTAGCAACATTTTATTTGACTTCGGTTCAATCTATTAAATCAAACTGGCCTCAGTATAGATGTAATCCATTTTATATGCCGTTATCAGATGATATTGAAAAAGATTTTGCTTATTGCATTCAAAATATTCAAACTAATTTTATGGGGTATTTATTACAACCAATAACGTATATTACAAGTTCATTAACAGGTATTTTGTCTAGTTTTATGAATGAAATCAATATGGTTAGAGCAATGTTCAATAAAATAAGAAATTTTATTTCCTCCATAATTCAATCTGTCTTTGGTGTATTTTTAAATATGGTTATTGAATTTCAAAGAATAACAATTGGTATAAAAGATTTAATGGGAAAAACAATTGGCATCATGGTTACTCTTATGTATGTGATTGATGGAAGTATTAAAACGATGAAAAGTGCTTGGAATGGTCCCGCCGGACAAATGGTACAAAAACTAGGTAAATGTTTTCATCCTGATACAAAATTAAAATTAAAAGATGGTAGGATTGTTGCCATAAAAGACATTCATTTAGGAGATGTTTTGGAGAATGGTAGCGTAGTTGAATCTACTATGAAAATAAATAATAAAAAACCAAGAATACCTTTCTATGTCATTAAAAATAAAGGTGTTGACGGTGAAGATATTTATGTAACTGGTTCACATTTAGTATTTTATCAAACCAACAAACAATTTATTAAAGTTGAAAATTATTCTAATGCTAAAAAATGTGAGGACAATAAAAGTGAATGGTTTAGTTGTTTAATTACAAGTGATCATAAAATACAAGTCGGTAGTGAAATATTTTGGGATTGGGAGGATCATTTTGTTAAAAATTTGGATTCTTTTTGGTATAAATGAATTGATTATTTATCCACATTATATTTTATATATATTATACAATAACAATACTACTATATAATATATGGATGCTACAGATACAGATAAAGGTCCCGGGTTAAATAATATAAAGAAAATGTATGAAAATCTAACCTATTTTGATCAGTATGGTTTTTCACTTATATTGTTTATTATAATTACAATTTTATTGATGATTTTTTTCGGTTCTTGTATTGCTCTTGCAAATATTCAACCAATAAAACAAGATTGGGCAAACCAACGTTGTAAACCATATATCATTCCAATAGCTGGTTTTATCAACAAACCTGATAATATGAGTTTCAATGATTTTACTTCTCAAAATTTCAATTATTGTAGTCAAAATATTTTAAAAGGAATAACCGGTTACGCTGTAGAACCTTTAACGTTTGTAACTAAAAATATTACAAAATTGGTAAATTACATAAAAGAGGCGATCAATGATATTAGAGCATTAACAAATAGGACTAGAAATTTCTTTATTACAGTAGTGGAAGAAATTATGGGTAGATTATTGAATGTAATTATTCCTTTGCAACAAATAATTATTAAATTTAAAGATTTTGCAGGAAAAGTCCAAGGTACAATGACTGCTGGATTATTAACTACATTTGGTGCATATATTACTCTAAAATCACTTTTAGGTGTAATTGTTAAATTCATTGTTACAATTTTAATTACAATGGTTGCAATGATTGCTGTTTTTTGGTTGTTCCCATTTACGTGGGGTACTGCTATAGCTGGAACAGCGGTTTTTGTTGCAGTTTCTATACCATTTGCACTTTTATTAACATTTATGACAAATGTATTAGGTATTAGCACTGGAATATCAATACCAAAATTGAAAAAAATCCCAAAGTTAAAGTGTTTTGATAAAAATACCAGAATAACAATGAACAATGGAACGTATAAAACAATACATGAATTGCAAGTAGGAGAGAAAGTTGACGGCAACCAGTTAATTACTGCAAAAATTGTAGTTGAAACTAATGGTTCTGTTATGTATAATTTGAATGGAGTTATAGTTTCAGATTCTCATCTTGTCAAATATAACAATACATGGGTGCGTGTAGACGAACACCCTATCGCGGTTAAAATAGAACAATATAGCGAGCCTTATTTATATTGCATTAATACTGAAAATAAAGTAATTGAAATTAATGGTAATGTATTCACTGATTGGGATGAAATATATGACGATGAATTGGAAAAAATCAAAAATATAAAAATCAAAAACGTGATGTTTAATTGCAATAAGACATTGAATTATAGCATGGATGACTTAAACGTAAATAATTTAGATATTCATAGATATTTAGATGGAGGTTTTGAAAAAAATACAGAAGTCACATTGAAGAATGGTTTTATTAAAAATATTAAAAATGTTTCTATAGGAGATGTTCTTGAAAATGGTGAAAGAGTCTATGGATGTGTTGAAATAGATGGAGCCAATTTACTAGAACAAGCAACTTATAATTTAGCAAAAAATAGAACTGTAATCGGTGGGTCCAACTTAAATATATGCGACAAATCATTGGGATTTACTTCTACTTTGGAACTGGATAAAAAATACAAAAGGTTTAAGGTTGATTGTGAAACTAGTGATAAATTATATCATTTATTGACAGACAATGAAACATTTTTTATAAGTGGAATTAAATTTTATGATTATAATTCTTGCATTGACCTTTTTTTAGAAAAATATAGAGGAAAATTATTATCTATGAAATATGTATAATGGATATTTCTATTCTTGGTTTTAAATTAAATTTGGAAGTTTTAATTCTAATTGGCATTGTTTATTTAATTATGGTAATACATACAGTTTGTGGATGTTCTAGTATTTTTGGTAAGAGAGAAGGAATGGATACTTTAACTCAACCATTCCCTGCACCTGCTCTTCCTGATAGTGATGATGTATCTACTATGAAAACCCCTGAACCAGTACCTGCACCAAGCAGTACAAATTCAACTTCAGGTGGTTCAAAAAAAACAGCGGCTACCGAGGGGTTTTCAGGTGCTAATACTAATTATGGGGAATCAGCATCTTATCCAATGGTGCAAACAACTTATTTGGATGCTTCAAAATGGGGCAGTCCTGATTTGGCCATCATTCCAGGCAAGCCTATTCCAAAAGCTGCTCAAGCTATTATTGACCGTCCTAATCAATCTTTGCCACTGCCAGAAGGTCAGCTATCCTTGTTTGATAATATGCCATTCAGTCCTGAATGCTGCCCCACAGCGTTCAGTTCGAGTATGGGTTGCGCATGTTTAAACAGTTCTACATATAACTACTTGATAACTCGTGGGTCAAATAATGTACCATATTCAGAATATTAACACCATAAATTAAAAATAATTATACTAGAAAAAATAAATATAATTATTTACAACCAAATATATTTTACACTTTTTACATATTTTGTATTGTAATAAGAATAATCCTAATTATAATCATAATATAGTAGACAAGTAAAACCCTTTATAATCATGTGTTCCAATATGTGTTAAACCTATTGAAACATCAATCCAAATATCTCCATTCATTTTTATCCAACGATCACAAAAAGCCCAATCTTCGGATAAATAATTTAATTCATTATCTATAAAACAATCAAATATAGCGTGAGCATATTTTTTATCTTCATCTGGAACAACACTATTCATACAATATCTTGTTTCTGGATATTTTTCAATCATTTTTTCTATTACTTGACGTTTAAACATCATAAACCCTGTTGCAACGTGTTTAACTCTTATTAAATTATTTTCTACTTTTTCATCATGATCTAAATAGTTTAAATTATAGTTTAATAACTTATGTTGAATCCAATCTGTTTCTTGAATAAAATCAAGCGCAGGCAAATTTTTTTTTTCATTTAACCATTTACTAATAATATCTTCTTCTTTTAAAAGTTTATTCCACATATTTTCTTTTTTTGGATACGCACCTCCTATTACTTCTTTATCTGTAATAATCAATCTAATAATATCCATTGCATTCCATACAATATCACTATCAATAAACATTAAATGTGTCACGCTAGCATCTGACATAGCATGTGCTATTAAATTATTTCTTACTCTAGTAACTAAACTATCTCCACAGATAAATTTAATATCTAATAAAATGTTGTATTTTATAAATAATAATTTAGTTTCCATAAGACTTTGACAATAATTCATAAATACTTGCCCTCCATAACAAGGTGTCATTATTACTAATTTTATATTATTTTTACTGGCATATTCGTGTATTGTTTTATCTAACTGTTCGTCGGAAGATTTAACATGCATATTATATGAAAAATTAATAAAATCTATTTATATATTTTTTTTAAATTTGTTATTATTTTATTTATGAGTAATTTGAATGAAATAAAAATGTAAAAAGGTGTAAAGTGAATCATTATAAGTTACTTTGCAACTATTGTTCTCATCGTAAAAGAACCAATAAAAATTAAGAGTAAAAGAAGAAAAATAAGAAAACTAAAAAATTCTAATATATCTATAATATATATTCATGACAAAAACTAGTAAAAATATATCAAAAGAATTTATCTCTGATAAACGGGCTAAAACTAAAAAAATTCGTTATAAATTAAAAGGAAACGAGTTAATATTAAGAAAAGATTGTCCAATTGGCCTGAAACCTTTTGAAAAAAAGTATCAAAAAGAATTTAAAACAAATAAGTTGTATAATTTATCTACTCATAAATTTACAAAATTATTGTTATCTAAATTTGCTCCTTCAAAAATAAAGCCACAAAATGATTATTATTCTTATATTAATTATAAATGGCTTGAAAATGTAGCATTAGAAAAACAACAGAAATATATTGTTCAGGTGGATGATTTTAGATTAACACAAGATAAGGTATATCATGAGTTACATGACATTATAATTGATTATATTAAAAACAATGATACAAAATTATCAAAAATTATGAAAAACTATTACGATTCTGTTATAAATATGAATTCAATTCGTGACAGTAAAATTAAATCTAAGGAATCAATTGCTTCAATTGAAGATATGATCAAGCAAGGAAATCCGTGGAAATTATTGGCTAATATAAACAAAAGTTATCTGTACAATTATTTGGCACCATTTGTTTTTATGGTAAGTCCTGATGATAAACATTCTACTATTTTTAGAAGTTATATTAATCCACATCAATTTATATTATTAGATTTAAATGTTTATTATGATGATGGTACAGAGGTAGAATATAAAAAAAATTATAGAAATAAATTCAAAAAATTTTGTAGAGATTTATTTAATTTATGTTTGGGGAAAGGGCATGGATATAATACTGACGACGTATTTAATACTGAAATTGAAATATTTGATACTTTGGGCTGTCAAGCTATAACTACCAAAGAAAAAAGTTACAATAAAGTTTCAAAAAGAGAAGCGATTGAAAAATATAATTTTGATTGGGACGAATTTTCTAAACAATTGGGGTTTACTAGTACTCCTGATTTTGTAATTACTTCAAGTTTGAATTATTTAAAATGCGGCACTGAATTATTTTTAAAAAATTGGAATTCTGATAAATGGAAAAGTTATTGGATATACATTCATTTACAAAGTATTTGTAGACTTACTAGAAAATGGGAGAATTTGTATTATAATTTTTTTGGTAAATTTGAAAGAGGTCAAGAAGCTATTAATCAAACAGATGCAGTAAGTTCATCGTTGTATATGTCAATACCTTTCAATAGTTTTTTATCTCAAAAATATGTTGAAAAATATTCTGATCCTGCAAAAATAGAATATGTTAAAATATTATGTAATGATTTAAAATTAGTTTTCCACAGAATAATGTCCAATAATACATGGTTGTCGCCTTCTACAAAAAAATACGCACTATATAAATTGAGTAAATTAAATTTTACGATTGGTTATCCTGAAACAGTTCGTGAAGATCCATTATTAGATTATAATCATTCATTGTATCATAACATATTATTAATCAGCAAATGGCGAAATGACAAATTTATTCAATTGGAAGGGAAAAAAGTTATTGATTTACCTTTTGTAGATTATTCTCAATACCCATTGAAAATGACTGGAAATCAACCATATATAGTAAATGCGTCTTATACACCTTCAAAAAATCAAATCTATATTAATTTAGGATATATTCAAAAACCTTTTGTAGACTTAGATGAACGTGGTATAGAATATAATTTGGCTCATTTGGGATTTACCATAAGTCATGAAATGTCTCATGGTTTTGATGATTGGGGTAGTCAATATGATGCATACGGTAATTTGAATAATTGGTGGACCGATGAAGATAAAAAAAAATTTAAAACAATACAAAATGATGTTGTTGAACAATATGAAGAATTTGCAGCAAGAGATGGTATTAAATTTGACGCATCTATTGGTATTGGCGAAGATTTGGCGGATATTTCGGGAATGGCGATATGTGATAAATATTTAAAAGATTACCAAGATAATAATAACGATTTAATACCTATTAGATATGATTCTTATGAAATATTCTATATATATTTTGCATTTCAACAAAAACAAAAGGTCTCTAAAAAAGCATTAACTGCCCAATTAAAAACAAATCCTCATCCATTGGATAAATATAGATGTAATGTTCCATTGTCGCGTTCGTTAATTTTTAGATCAGTCTATGATGTTAAAAAGGGCGATGGAATGTGGTGGAAAAATACTAATACAGTATGGAATAACTAATTTTTATCTATAATTACATTTTTTGCAATTTTCTTAATTATTTTAGTATCTTTATCATAATCATTGTCGCCTTTTCCCCCCATTGCTTCATAAACTATCTTATTGTATTGACTATTTTTTTTAGAGTCGTATTCTTCACAATCTGGATATTTATCTCTGAACTCTTTGAGCATACAAATATTTTTATGTGCAATCATTCTGATGGCTTTTCGTAATTTTTTATTTGTCTCGTCTTCTTTTTCCCATATATTTTCATCTTTTACATACATAACCTCTCTTTTTTGGTCTGTACAATGTACCGGTCGCTTTTCTACATCCATTTCCTTCAAATTCTTAATGATTATATTGGATATTCCTTCAATATAACCAACTTTTCCTACATTTTCCAGGTCAGATACTTGCAATTTTACTGATTCTACAAAATCCATAATATTCATAGCATCTTTACACGTCTCATTCAGAAAAAATTGGAGATTAAATGTTTTATTATTGCAATTATTGTTATTGACGTTGGAAGTATAATTGTTTTGACCTTGTTTACATATTTCAAACATACTTTTTTGCAATTCTGTATTACTTTTTACCATTTCAAAAATGAGACCTGTTAAAGCTTGAATGTCTGTTTGTTGTCCCGATGATATAATTACATTTTCATCTGACTTATTACTAGATTTTTCAGTGATAAACTCGCATTTTTTTTCGTGATACCAAAGACTGTTTCTCGCCTTGTAACCTTTTTGGCAAAATTTACAGACAAAAATTTTCTCATTTTCAGCGCTTTTTGGTTCTAAATTTAGATGTTTTGTTCTATGAAAGTGTTTTTGGGTTGTTATATGTCTTTCCCAATCACTTTTCTTAAAACATTTGAAGTAACAATCTTTACATTCTAATAATTCGGCGTTTTTTGGCGTAAAAAACATTCAATTATTCTATATTATACATAGAACATTTTTTACATCTAAATCCTTTTTGGGGTTTTGAATAAAAATTTATGCTAACAAATCCAAATTTATTTTTTTTGTGTTAAGACGATAAATTTCAATTATGGTAACAAAAGTTATTTTTTCCCAAGACTTTTTTGGATTTTTGAAAAATGGACAAAAAAAATGTCCAAATTTGAAAATCCCAAAATACTTTTGGAAAAAAAAAATAAAGTTAATATAATAAATTCTCCAAAGAACTTAAAGAACACTAAAAAAAGTGAACCAGTCACTTTGTTGCTTGACAAACTTTACAATATTCAATTGTTTGTGTCCTATCAGGATCTATGTCTATGGAATCTGTTATCCATTCGTGATTACAGATAGATATTAGTTTTGTTCTAATTTTTTCATTTAAAAGAATCAATTGTTTTAGATGAATATCCTGTTCATTCAGATTATCATTAATTTCTGTTATATGTTTGTTATATTGCAGAAAATCCTGATTTACATTGAGTGACGAGTCAATTAAATTCAAAATGGTTTCTTCTTTCATTTTATCGTAATTACTATTTATTTCTTTTAAATAAGCAATTGTGTAATCATTTGCGTTTTTCATTTTTAATAAATAATCTAGATTCATTTTGTGTTATGGGTTATTTATTAAAATTTGTAAAAAAATATTTATATTATTTTACAAAAGAATTTACATTTCAAAACTTCTAAAAGCAGGAGGGATCATAAGGGAACCTGGGTTCCCTTAGTTAGACATACATATTATACAATGCCGATACATTCTCTTTGTTCACTTTAATTAATTTATCTACAATCTCTTTGTTAATAGTCAATGGAAACTCAACTTTAATTGACATATCTTCTTCAAATAAGTTAGTATCTGGTTTCATCAAACGATACAGATTCAACTTTGTATGAATTATTTCTAGACAACGCTTCAAGTTACGAACGCCATCTTCTTTATTACAATGAGTATCTACTAAATATTGAATCACTTCATCAGGTATAATGATTTCATCTGTATTGAACCTTACTTGTTCACGGATTTTTGGCAGCAAATAGCTGTTTGCAATTTGCGTCTTTTGTTTTTGGTTATATCCTTTTGTTTGAATGCGATACATTCTATCTTTTAAGATTGGATTGACTTTGGATTCGTCGTTATAACTGAATATAAACAAGCATTTGCTTAAATCAAAATTAATTTCTGCAAAATATTTGTCATGAAATTGACTATTTTGACTTGTATCTGTTAAATGAGTCAAAATACCTGCGATTTCTTCGCCTCTTGGAGTATCACTAATTTTATCCAATTCATCAAAATATATAACAGGGTTCATGCATTTGCTATCAATTAAAATTTGAACTATTTTACCCCATGTACTACCTTCATAGGTATAAGAGTGACCTTCTAAAAAGCTACTGTCTGTTGCACCACCTAGAGCAATAAATGCAAAAGGTCTATTCAAAATTTTACTTATACCCTCTTTTACAAGAGATGTTTTGCCTGTTCCTGGGGGTCCATGAATTGCAATCGCTGTACCGATTGCTTTTGGATTGGTAAGAAGTTGACCTAACATTTGCATAATTTGCATCTTTGCGTCATTTAAACCGTACACTGCTTCGTCAAGCGTCTTTTGAGCATTTTCCATGAATTCGTGACATTTGTCTACACCGTCTTCAATGCTAAATGGAAGCGACTCAAATTTTCCAAATGGGACTCGCATAAATGTATCAACCCAATTTTTTATCTTATAAAATTCACCACTTCCAGGTTCCATGTATTTCAACGAGTTGATTTTTTTCATAGCAGCGCCTTTGAATAAAGTAGGAATGTCGGATTCTAAAAGGGTCATTCTATATGGTTTTTCAATACGTGTTATTTTATTGATTTCCTTTAATTCTTTGATAATTTTCTTTTGATTGTCTATTTCTAAATTTTCAAAGAATTTATAATCGTTCATAGTATTTTTGTCTTTAACAATTTTTCTGAAAATTCTACCATTTTTTGCCTTTTGTTTTTTCATTTTCTTCTCTTGTTTTGATTTTGATTTTTTAATGTCTTCTTCACAAAGTTCAACGCACTTTTGTAATAATTTATTGTTATTTTCTTGCACCATCATTTCTTTTAATTTTTCCAAAACGGATACGTTGTTGTTGTTGCACGGATTTGTATCGTTGGTTGCTTCATTTGATGTTTCACTATTTTTAAGAACATTTTTCAGTTTTTCAATAATATTATCATCGTCTTCTTTTTTTGATGTTTTTTTGCCTTTTGATTTTGGTAACATTTCTTTTTTACCCTTAGCTTTATTTTTAGATTTTTTGACTATTACTTCTTCCTCTTCATCATCATTTTCATCATCTTCATCTTCATCCTCTTCTTCATCCTCGCTTGATGATGCAGATGAAACAGAAACATCTTCATCTTCAGTTTCCTCATCATAATCTTCGTCGTCATCATCTGAATCATAATCCCATTCATCTTCATCTTCATCTTCATCTGCTCCTCCAATTGTAAAGATAATGTTTAATTTTTCACTTCCTTTTTTATGTGTTCCTTCATCATCATCATCATCATCGTCATCATCTTCATCTTCCTCCTCTTCAGATTCAGATTCAACAACTTTCTTTGATTTTTTGGATTTTTTATCGGGTTTAGATTTGTTTTTTTCAGTAGTTTTATTTTTTGTTTTTTTATCTTTAGTATTAGTCTTACTTTTTGCTTTTGCTTTAGCTTTAGAACGCGTAATGATTTCTTCGTCATCATCATCTTCGTCCTCTTCATATTCTTCGTCATCATCATCTGTTTCCCATTCTTCATCATCATCCGCTTCTTCAAGTTGTTTATGAAGTTTTTTAATTTTTTCACCAGCAGCAACTTTTTTATCTAAATGTTTTGAAGGAAATATTTTGGATAAGAATTTTCTGTATTCATGAACATCCATTTCATCGCTGTCACTTTCACTGATAAAATCTTCTCCGTCATCGTCAGAATCAACGACCTTCTTCTTTTTCTTGGAAAGTTCCTCGGTTTTCTTGGTGTTTTTCATTTGTTCCTTTTTTGCAGATAGTTTGTTTGAAATTTCTCTTGTCATTTTATTTTGTATTATTATTTTAATATAATTTTTAAATAATTATCAATTTTATTTTTAATAGATAATTATTTTCTACGACCTAATATTTTTTTACCTTTTGTAAAATAATTAAATGCTATATAAAGCAAATAAAATACAATGGCTAAAAAGAAGAACATCATTATTATGTTGACTAATTTTGTGATAGAACAATAGAATGAATTACTATTTGCGTCACAGTGAACAGTTGAACCAAACATTCCAAAAATACCTGAACCCATAATACCGCCATTATTTGGTGTTGTATTGTTGTTGTTTTTTACGCTAATTTTTCCTTTTCCCATTTATTTATATATTATTACAATTATAAAAACAATTTAAAAATTTCATTTTAAAATAAAATTGATTATAAAACAATCTAAATATATTTATATAAACAAAAGAAGAGATGCCGAGAAATACTATTGCGAGTAATAATTCAAGTAATTGTTCTAAAATTATTGGAATTCAGTTTAGTATTTTATCTCCAGATGAAATCAGAAAGGGTTCGGTAGCTGAGATTACAAGTAGAGATACATATATTAACAACAAACCTGTCATTGGTGGTCTGTTTGACCCTCGTATGGGAGTTTTAGAAGCTGGTCTAATTTGTCCTACAGATGGTTTAGACTATATGACAACTCCTGGCTATTTTGGTCACATTGAATTAGCGCGTCCTGTATTTTACATACAATATTTGAGTACCATCTTGAAATGCTTGCGTTGTGTGTGTTTTAAATGCAGTAAACTGCTAGTTAGCAAGCAAAAATATAAACAAGCATTAAATTTACAAGGTGAAAACAGATGGAAATATGTATTTAAATTGTGTAGTTCAATGAAAAGATGTGGTGAAGATACTGAAGATGGTTGCGGTTGTCTTCAGCCAACCAAAATTAGAAAAGAGGGTTTAGCAACTATTTATGCTGAATGGGTTAGTGCTAGCGCAGAGAGTGAAAATATCATAATTAAATTGACACCTGAAATGGTTTTAAAAGTATTCAAGCGTATTTCTGATGAAGATGTTTCATTTATGGGTTTTAGTCCTATTTGGTCAAGACCTGATTGGATGATTTGTCAAGTCATGTCTGTGCCTCCTCCTGCAGTGAGACCGTCCGTTAAGCATGACGCACAACAGCGCTCTGAAGATGATTTAAGTCATATTTTGGTGAATATTATTAAAACAAATAAAACCTTACAAGAAAAATTACAAAATAATGCTCCCGCAAATGTCATTGACGACTGGACTACTGTGCTGCAATACTATGTGTCTACTCAAGTGGATAACAAGATTCCAGGTGTTGCATCCGTTGCACAGCGTTCAGGTCGTCCTTTGAAGTCAATTAAAGATCGTTTGAATGGTAAAGGTGGGCGTATGAGAGGCAATTTAATGGCAAAACGTGTAGACTTTAGTGCTCGTTCTGTTATTACGGCTGACCCGAATATTTCAATTCGCGAATTGGGTATTCCTATGAAAATTGCTAAAAATATTACCAAGCCGGTTACTGTCAATAAAATGAACAAAGCATTTTTGACAAAATTGGTGCAAAATGGGCCTGATGAATGGCCTGGTGCAAAGATTTTGGAAAAGAAGAATGGTGAGTCAATTACTTTGCGTAATATTGACCGCAATTCTATTGTGCTTGAAGAAGGCGATATTGTGCACAGACATATGATGGATGGGGATGCTATTCTCTTTAATAGGCAACCTACTTTACATCGTATGAGCATGATGTGTCATATTGCTAGAATTATGAAACGTGGTGACACGTTTAGAATGAATGTGGCCGATACAAAGCCATACAATGCGGATTTTGACGGGGATAAACTTTAAATGTGCATATTTATCTTGTCCCCAACAGGTGACCGCTTGTTAAGTTGTAGATAATACTTAATAAGGAAAACGTTGTAATATCTACTAATTCAATTAGAATTAATATAATCACCTAGTCATTTAAATATAAAATAATATAAATGTTTCTTGCTTAAATATATAATGGATGAATTACTAGAAAAAGAAGATTCGCATAAAATTATTGGTGAAATATATAAAATAACAAATTTAATAACAAATAAAATGTATGTTGGACAAACTAGAAGTCATTATTTAAATAGAGGAAAATATAGACCATTTGGACATATTGGAAGATTTAATAGTCATATAAGCGAGTCAAAAAATATTAGTAAATTTAACGCTTGTAGATATTTAAATAGTGCTTTTAATAAATATGGTATTGAAAATTTTAAATGTGAGTTAATTATTAATTGTGAAATTGAAGAATTAGACGATTATGAAAAAAAATACATTTATGATTTGAACACTAGATATCCAAATGGTTATAATTTAACTAATGGTGGTCAAGGTTGTGGTTTTGAAAAAGGAAAAAAGATTGTTTTGGAAGACGTTTTTAAACCAAAAATAGATTTGTCAATAAATCCAAATCTGAAAAGAAGTGAAAAAACAAAACAACTGATTTCCAAACGTTTGAAAGACTATAAAACTAATCCTCAAGTTAGAAAAGAAGATATGAAGAGAGTCCAAAAACAACATTTAGTTAATAGATTTGAAAAATATAAAGATATTCATATTGATGGTAATAATATTGATAAATATATTTCAACCATAAAAAATAATACATTAGGTTATGAATATGTTAGAGTAACCCTTAATAAAATGCGAAGTACTTTTATAGGAAAATATGAAACAATAGAAGAGATAAAAAATAGAGCAAGACAATTTATATTAGATATATTGGAATGGCAACGTATCCAAACTGCTGGAATTTCCTTAGAGCCTTCACTACCACTCACATATGGAAACATTCGTGAGGAACTCGTTTAATTGACGAACCCAAAGGTAAAAACGTGAATGGATTGGATAATCAGCAACCAAGCCCCTAACCTCGCTAATGGTAAGAGTATGGGGAAGGCTCAGAGACTAGATGTTTACGGGTTTCAAATGATAACTTGACCAGTTTGATGAAGCACAAGGTATAGTCCAATCCTTACGAGAAATCGTAAGGCATTTCCAAGTCGCGGAGATGAATTTGCACATGGCACAGGACCCAGAGTCCGAGGCCGAATTAAGAAACTTAGCAGCAGTTCCTTTTCAAATCATTAGTCCAGCCAATAATTCATCCATTATTGGCATTTATCAAGACTCTATGCTTGGCTGTTATCAATTCACAAGAAAAGACGTGAATTTTACACCAAGAGAAGCAATGAATATCTTGATGATGTTTGACGGAGTAAATGAAAATGAATTTCTAGCTGACTATGAAAAAAATAATAAAATATCAAGTTTCAATATTTTAACACAAATCACACCACCACTAACTTTGAAATACAAGACCAAAGGGTTTGTTGAAGACAAAGACGATTACAACACAACCAAGACAGGAGTTTTGGAAATCATTGATGGCGAGTATATTCGCGGCCAAATGACCAAAGACGTTCTTGCGGCAGGCTCAAAAGGTCTACTGCACAGAATCTGCAATGATTTTGGAAACATGGCGTCTGCTAAATACATTGATGATTTACAAAATGTTATTACTGAATACATGAAAAGTAGTGGTTTCAGTGTAGGAATAAGTGATTTAATATCTGATAAAAAAACAAATGACGAAATTATTGACGTCATCACAAAAAAGAAAACCGATGTCAAGAATTTAATTGACCAAACACAAATAGGAATTTTTGAAAATAATACAGGTAAAACCAATGAAGAAGAGTTTGAAACTCAAGTAAATAATATTTTAAATCAAGCAACATCAGAATCAGGTAAAATTGGTTTAAAAAGTCTTGGCGCAAATAACCGTTTCGTTACTATGGTAAAAGCGGGTTCAAAAGGTTCAGATCTGAATATCTCCTTTATGATTTCGTGTCTAGGACAACAAAACGTAGATGGTAAACGCATACCATACGGGTTTGAACATAGAACATTACCACACTTTTCCAAATTTGACGATTCTCCGGGTGCTCGTGGATTCGTAGAAAGTTCTTACATCAATGGTTTATCACCACAAGAACTATTCTTCCACGCCATGGGTGGTCGTGTTGGTTTGATTGATACAGCCGTTAAATCAGTTACATGGGAAACACCTATAGTAATTATTGAAAATAGACAAGCTAAGTATACTGAAATCGGTAAATGGATAGACCAACAATTACAAGATAATCCTAAAGAAATTCAACATTTTACAGAAAGACAAATGGAATTATTAAATATAAAAGAAGGTGATGTATTTATTCCAACTACAGACGAAAATGGAAACGTTACGTGGGGAGAAGTAACTGCTATTACTAGACATGATCCAGGAACCGAATTGTATGAAATCAAGACAAATGGAGGTAGAAGCGTCATTGTTACAGAAAGTAAATCATTATTAATTTGGAACCCAGAAACTAAAAAATTAAAAGAAATGCCTACTCCTGAAATCAAAGTAGGAGATCGTGTTCCAGTTACAAATATATTGTGTGAACCTCCTATTGTATTAAATGAAATAGTTATGCAAAACTATTTACCAAAGACAGAATATATTTACGGAACAGATTTTAATATTGCATCTAACAAAATGAAAGAAGCTATGACAAATAAACAAAAAATAACATCAGGATGGTGGAAAGAAAACAATGGAACAACTTTTACCCTTCCTTATTCTAAGAAATCTTCTTTACAAAGAACAAATAAACGTTCAAATACAGACGTTATTCAAAATGGTTACATTTATCCTTACCATGCCGCTAGAAAGAACACACTCTTCAATGAAGTATTTGAATTAAATGAAGAAAATGGTATTTTCATTGGGCTCTTCTTAGCAGAAGGAAATGCACACAAATCTACTGTAGCGATTACAAACTTAAATGAAAATATAAGAGATTTTGTAAAGAAATGGTTTAATAAATACCAAATTGAATGGAAAGAAAGAGAAAGAATAAATAAAATTGGCGGAAAAACTATCACTATTATAGGAAACTGTGTTTTATTATCCACATTTTTGAAAAAATGGGTTGGACATAAAGCAGAAAATAAATACGTACCAAGTGAAGCATTTATTGCTAATGAAGATTTTATAAAGGGACTCTTAAATGGTTATTATTCTGGAGATGGAACTATTTCAAAAAATTCTATTGATGTGAGCTCTGCATCAAAGCGTTTGATTGAAGGAATCAGTATGTTATGTTCTAGATTTGGAATTTTTGGTAAAGTTTCTATGACTCAAATGAAAAAAAATAATTTAGGTACTAAGAATATTAAACCAACACACAGGTTCTTTATCCGTGCACAATATGGAAAAATATTTGCAGAAAAAATTAATTTATTAGAAGAAAACAAAAATGAAAAAATGAAAAATATTGTTTGGAAACATAATTCTAAATTATTTAATACATATAATGATGTGTTGTTAGATGAAATTGTAGAAATTAACATTATTGGAATAGAAAAACATCCAAAAGTCTATGATTTAACGATACCATCTACCCTTAACTTTGGATTAGCAAATGGTCTTCAAGTAAGAGACACTTCTACAACAGGTTATATTCAAAGAAGATTAATCAAAGGTCTAGAAGATTTAATGGTGAATTACGACATGACAATTAGAACAAACAAAAATAAAATTGTCCAATTCGCATATGGTGAGGATGGTATTGACACAACAAAAGTAGAGAATCAATTTATTCCTATTGTTTCAATGAGCACACAAGATATTTATGCTCACTTCAATATCCCAGACGAAAATGCAAAATCCAAACTATTATCTAATATATTTTTGAAAAATACTATGACACGTTTCAAGAAACAATCACAAAAAATGAATGATATGTGTTTACAATATTCAAATATGATGATAGAAATGCGTTCTGAAATAATCAAAAATGTTTTCAAGAAAAAGTCGGATAGTATTGTAAATTGCCCTGTTGGATTCCAATATATTATTAGTAACATTCAAGGACAATTTAATATTAACAGCACATCACTCGTAGATATCACTATAGTAGAAGCATTTGAATTAATTGAACAAACATATCAAAATTTAGAGAAAATTCACTACGTTGTTCCAACACTTTTGTTCAAGACATTGTATTACTATTATTTATCACCAAAAGACTTGCTTATTGTAAAACGTTTTAATAAAGATGCACTTATGCTATTACTAAGTACTATTGTAATGGATTATAAAAGAGCGATAGTCGCGCCAGGTGAAATGGTTGGAATGATTGCTGGACAAAGTATTGGCGAAATTTCAACACAAATGTCGTGTTCATATAGTACCCAGCACAAAATTATTTGCAGGAATAGAGTAACCAATGAAATTTCAATGAAATCTATTGTTGTAGGTGAATTCTGTGACGATATTATTAGTAACAATCAAAATATAACTTTCAATACTGGACATGAAAATAGTGTTGAAACTTTATTACAACATATGGAAAATGAATATTATATTGTCGGTGTTTCCAAAGACGAAAAAACTAGTTGGAATAAGATTTCACACATCAGCAGACACCCAGTAAATGGAGAAATGATGAAAGTAACAACAAAAAGTGGTAGAACCGTTGAAACTACAACAAGTCATTCTCATTTAATTCGCGGCGAAAATCATCAAGTTGTTCCAATTGTAGGAGCTGATATGAAACAAGGAATGAGAATACCAGTGGCTAAACACATTGATAATAGTTTTGTAAAAGATTCAATTGAAATTAACAATAAATCTTACAAACTTGACCACTTATTTGGTTGGTTTGTAGGTGCTTATTTAGCAGAAGGTAATTTTAATTACAACGAAATAGCAATAACAAATATTTCAGAACATTATATTGAAAATACCAAAAAATTTGCACAGCGTTTCAATAAAGAATGTCGTGTGAGTGAAAAACAAGGTGAATATGGTAAATCTATTACAACAAAATTCAATTCAGTTGAATTAGCCGAATTATTATTAAATACATGTGGTAACGGAAGTTTTGTAAAACACATTCCTGATTTTGCTTTCATTGCACCAACAGAATTCAAATCAGGTTTATTCCAAGGATATTTTGATGGCGATGGTAACTTTCAATGCGACGATAAACATCATCAAATTCGTTGTTGCAGTAGAAGCGAACAATTAATCAAAGACCTTGCACTTATTTTGAATTATTTTGATATTTTTGGAACTATGAAAACTGAAAATAAACACAATAAACCTCTTTATCATTTAAATATTAGTCCAAAATATGCAAGAATTTACAGTGAAAAAATTGGAAGTGTTTTACACGAAGAAAAATTAACTAAATTAATTGATTATGTTGAAAGAAATGATGCAATATTTGTATCAGAACAAATTGATAAAATAAACGGTCTATCAGATGTAATAGCATATTGTGGAAAAACATTACAACTACCAGGACAAAGTAGAATTTATGGTCACTATAAGAGAAATAATATAGAAAGCATTGGTCGTAGAACTTTGGAAAAATATTATGAAAAATTTAAAACTCATGAAAAATCACATTTGATTCAAAATGAACTTCTTATTATTGAACAAAGCATCAATGCGAATGTTATTTGGGATGAAATTACTAAGATTGAATATTATACCCCCGACCAACAAAATTTTGTTTATGATTTCACTGTTCCTGGTAATCAAACTTTTATGACTGATTATGGTGTCATTGTTCACAATACATTGAACTCTGTTACATTTGAGACACATATTATCGTAAGAAATAAATCAGGAAAAATTCAAAAAGTGCAAATTGGAGATTTCATAGAAAATAAAATTAATGTAGCCAAAAAAATGGAATATTATAAAGACAAAGACACGACATACGCTGAATTAGAAGATTATTATGAAATACCATCATGTGATGATAATGGAAATATATTATGGAAAAGAATTGAAGCCGTTACAAAACATCCGGTTGTTAACAAAGACGGTACAAATACCATGTTAAAAATAACTACCAAAGAAGAGCGTGAAGTTATTGCAACTAAAGCAAAATCATTCTTAAAATTAATGAATGGTAAAGTACTAGCCGTTGATGGAGATACATTAAAAGTTGGCGACTATTTACCAGTATCCAAGAAACAAATTGATTTTACCGAAAATAGAACACTGGAATTACGCGATGAATTACTGCCTACAACTGAATATATTTATTCATCGGAAGTTGAAAAGGCTAAAATAGTTATGAAAGAACATCAATGGTGGTCAAAACATCAAGGTAAAACCTTCACACTTCCTTATGCAAGAAGTGATAGTTTTGTAGCAAAGTTTAATGATAAACTAAGAAATGGTTGCAAAACAAAGACTTCGCTGTCACCAAATTGTGTATATACAAAACAAACCAATATGAATAATTACACTATTCCAGAAACAATACCATTAGATTATAATTTTGGTTATTTATTAGGCGCATACGCAGCAGAAGGATGTATGACAAAGACACAAATATCTATTGCAAATAATGATTTAGATTATTTCCAACCTATTTTAGAATTGTGCGATAAATGGAATATTACTACAAAATTATACAAAAATGAAAATAAAAATAATGAAGGTTGGACAAGTCAAGATTTGAGAATATACAATACTGTATTATGTCGTATTGTAGAACAACTTTGTGGTAAATTAAGTCATAATAAGTTTGTAAGTGATAAAATAATATTTTCAAATAAGGAGTGTTTACTTGGCTTCTTGGATGCTTATATTGGAGGCGATGGTTCAGTAAAAACCAAAGAAAAAATAATAACTATGTCATCTGTATCCAAAGATTTATTAATAGATGTTCAACAAATGTTGAATATTTTGAATATTTATAGTTATATTACAAAATACAAAAAACCAGAATATAACAATCGGGATAGTAAAAATATAAGACAATGTTACAATTTATTCATAACTGGTTCTCAATTACATGAATTTGCTAACATGTTAAATATTAGAATTAAATACAAACAAGAAAATTTACAAACAATTTTACAACATAAATACAAATATGAAATTAATAAAAATGCAAATATTATTCCAAATGAAATAGATGGAAAATTAGTAATTCAAGAAAGAGACAATGATTACACAGGGGTGATATTTGATAGAATCAAAAGTATTGAAGAAGTGTCCAATACAACAAATTATGCTTATGATTTAACGGTAGAAGATACAAGAAACTTTAATGTGTATAACGGTCTTGCGATTGTCGATACATTTCATTTTGCTGGCGTAGCATCCAAGTCCAACGTGACTCGTGGTGTACCAAGAATTGAAGAAATTCTATCACTTTCATCTGAACCAAAAAACCCATCGCTAACCATTTACTTGAAAGAAGAAGAAGAAACTCAAAAAGAAAAAGCACAAACCATTATGTATATGATTGAGCACACTAAATTAGTAGAAATTGTTAAATCCATAGAAATATGTTTTGACCCAGATGATTTAAATACATTAATATCAGAAGATAAAGATACAATTCAACAATACAGAGCATTTGAGAGTATGGTTGCTAGTTGTGCAGAAGTAAATTTAGCGAATGATGAAAATGAAAAATCAAAGTGGATTATTCGTATGGAAATGGATCCTGAAATAATGCTTGAGAAGAACATCACTATGGATGACGTCAATTTCACACTAAACAACTGTTATGAAAATCAAATTAATTGTGTTTATTCAGATTACAACGCAGATAAATTAGTTTTTAGAATTAGAATGAATGAAGTAATTAAAAACAATTCAGGTAAATCAGCGGGAGCAAAAACAAAATTGCCTCTTGACCAATCAGACCAGATTTATATTTTAAAGAATTTTCAAGACCAATTATTGCAGAATGTAGTGCTGCGTGGAATTAAAGGTATTAATAAGGTTATTCTTCGTAAGATAAAGGATAATGTTGTAGAAAAAAATGGTTTGTATAAAAGAGAAGACATATGGGTATTAGATACCGTAGGAACCAACTTATTGGAAATTTTGGGTATTGATTACATTGATAATACAAGGACATTTAGTAATGATATTGTTGAAATATACAATGTTCTTGGTATTGAAGCAGCTCGTCAATCAATTTACAATGAATTGGTAGATGTTATTGAATTTGATGGTGCATATGTTAACTATCATAATTACAGTGTGTTAGTAGATAGAATGACGTTTACAAATAAAATGATATCAATATTCAGACATGGTATAAACAATGATAATATTGGACCAATAGCCAAAGCATCTTTTGAAGAAACTCCTGAGATGTTTTTGAAAGCAGCAAGACATGCAGAATTAGACACACTAAAAGGAATCTCGGCAAATGTGATGTGCGGCCAAGAAGGATTCTTCGGAACAAGTGCATTCCAAGTAGTGTTAGATATAGACGAAATGATTAAAATGGAAGCGGCTGCAGAATATAAAAATGTAGACGTAGTTGAAGAAATAGATAAATTCTTTGGTAATATAGATAATCCAAACGATACATGTTCAGTTAATAAAATTAGTATTCAAAATAATGCAATTAGTATAAAACCTAAGGACATGGGCGAAGATAATGATTACAATCCAGGATTCTAGAATCTTCAACCAGTATAAAAATATAAATTAAACAAATAAAAAAATATATTAAATATATTGTTATTATTAAAATATATTTAATAGCAATATAAGTAAAAAATACGTAAGATGCATACGTTTCATTTAATTACTAAAAAAATAATAGATCTTGATACAACAAATAATAATTCACAAATTTTTAGTAATATACACAAAATAAATTTTTTTATTTTTCTTCAAAGGGAATATTCTATACAAACAAAATTTAATTTTTTAAAAGAGACGTTAAAAAATATTTTTAATACAAATGAAATGAATGAAGAATTTATTAATTATTTTAATAAAATACAAAAAACATATTATGCTTTTTCAAGGTTCTCTTTTATTTATAGATATAAAAAGGCAAAAATAATGGTGGATACAGATTTAATTCTTAATGAAATTAGTGAAAATAATAAATTCGTTTATTGTTTATTTCAAAATAATTGCAAATATCTTTTCAACATACATGAATTGATTAAAATAATACATAATTCAATTGCAAACTCTTATATGTTTTTTAGTAGTCCTTTTCCGATTAAAAATCCATATAATAATATTATATTAGACAAGTCCACATTGTACAATATATATTTTTTTATACGAACAAAAACATCATTGCAACCGGAATTATTTTATTATTATTTTAAAACGAATTTTAATTTGAATAAGTTTAATAATGAATATCAGTATTTATTGAGAAATTTTGCAATCAAAAATTATTTAAATAACAATAATAAAGATGTTTTATATAATGATATTGAATATATGATAGAGGATTACAATGAACTTATTAAATACAGAAATTATCAGATAATTATTGATCACACTTTTCCAAAAGATTTGTTGGTTAATATAATGACACCTTACTTGAAATTATTTTTAATATCGCAATACTCTTTAATGTATACGGATAGATTAGTTGCTAAAAATTTATTGAAACAAAAATTATATGAATTTAATAAATTCAATCCACAATTCGGTAGAAAAATTTATAAAAAGGTTCTCAATATTAGTATTTCTAATAATACAACAGAAAATTTTCAATACAATACCATACACATTGCATTCAATGAACGTGAAAATATAAAAGATAAAAATGAATTTATGAACAGTCATGCAACTAAGTTACGTGAAGAAATAAATCATGATGATGCCGATGATGATGATGATGACCCCGATGACGATAATGCCGATGATGATGATGATGACCCCGATGACGATAATGCCGATGCCGATGACGCCGATGCCAATGATGCCGATGCCGATGACGCCGATGCCAATGATGCCGATGCCAATGACGATGATGATGAAAATGATTGATGGTCAAGTTATACAAGCTCGTGATAATTCATGATAGTTTATAAATATTATTTTTTATGAATTATGTAAAAATAACAATAAAAATATAAAAATATAAAAATATAAAATACAATGGAATATCAGTATTTTTTATCTGTGTGTACTTGTATTAAAAATGAATCCAAATATATTGAAGATTTTATCAAACATTATATTGGTCAAGGCGTTGATCATTTTTATATAATTAATAATAATAGTGATGATAATATTGAAGAAGTTATTGAGAATTCTATTTATAAATTTAATATTACATTAATAAACGACAAACGTGTATTAAATATATATAATGAAGGCGGTCTTGACTGCATATTGAGGGATAACTTATATAATATCATTAGACGAGAAACAGAATGGGCAATAATAGTAGACGTTGATGAATTTATGTATGGGAAAAATGGTTATAGTATTAAAAGTTATTTATCTACTATTGATGAAAAAATAGGGTGTATTTATGTAATATGGAATATAATAAATCCATGTAAAGATGAAAATAATAATTTAGTAACAGAATTTTCTATAAAGAAAAATGTAAAAAGAGTAAATCATGATTTGATGTGTAATTTACCAAATTCAATTAGATGGATAAATGATTTTGGTAAATCTGTTTTTAGAACTCGCATGGTTACTCACGAATCTGGGTTGTGGATACATTTAGTAAAAGTTGACGGTAATTGTAAAACAATCAACAATTATGGAATCCAAAAAGATGGATGGTATGATAATGGCAATAACATAGAATATTCTGAAGAAAACTATAAGAATACAAATATTACGTTGAATCATTATGCTATTCGTAATTTAGAAGATTATAAAAGAAAAATAATAGATAATTATACTCTTGTTAGAGGAGAATTTATGTGCGGTTTACTGGATATGTTAAATTTAGATGATTCTTTTTTAGTAATAGATGATTCACTTGAAAAATCATGATAATTCTCTACGTTAACTTCACATAGCATTTTATTATTGTAATAAAATGCTATTTATATTTTATTCGTCCTCAATTTGTATGGTAAGTTTTAATGGTTTAACTATTTTTTTTGGTTTTGTAATTTTTACAAATTGTTTCAGGTAGTCTTCTACTGTAATTTCGTTGTCAAATGCCATTTTTATTTCATCTTCACAATTTTGTTTCAATTCATCAAGTGATATAAATATGTCATTTTTATCAGATGATACTACTTTATAACTTGGCACTTTTTCGGGACCTAAAGCAGGAACTACGATAAAACAAAATTTGTCATTTTCATTACCATAAACTAAAAATATATTCTTTTCGTAATTAGTTTGTAATAAATTTTTTGTTGAAATAAAAAAAGTTGGTATTTTGTATTTATTAACTAATAACCAAAAGTCTAATGGAGTTAAAAAATAATTATCAGAATAAATAAAACTTGAAAATGATAACATGTTAGAGTTTACTTGATCGCCGAGATTTTTCTTACCTTCTGCGATTAAAATATTCACTATTTGTTGAGGATAACTTTTAATATAATGGGTATATTCTTCATAAAGTATATTTTTTAATCTATTCGTTTCTATTTTTTCACCTGTTTTTTTTTCAATTATATCTATAATAATTTCAAAAGTACAAATAATATTTTTATCGTATTCAATTTCTTTAAATTTTTCGGGAAAACATTTTTTCCAAACACCCGAACTAATTTTATCATTTGCTTTTTTATTACAGGATAATTCTAAAAGGGTTTTTTTAGTATTTTCTAAATCACTCGTTTTAACTTTATTTTCATATGTCTGAGTTATAATTGGTTCCGTTTCATCGTATGAATTAAATTCAACATATTTATTAATAATTGCTGGCTCAAGCATTTCAAAATAGTCTTGCGTTAACAGTGATTGTAATAGTATGATTTCATTTTCACGTAAATTATATCCTATATTTCCAAAAGCTAAAAATGATTGCGGTTGTAACATAAAAGATTGAATTCTACTATATCTAATTAATTCATCTGAAATTTTTCCAAAATAGATTTCTTCATTTTCTTTGCCAGTCATTAAATTGTTTTTTGGTAAAATAAGATTACATATATTATTTTCAGTGAACATACATAGATTGGGTGTTTTACTACACGAATCTTTATTTTTTACTATACACGTTGTAAACTCATCAATCAATTTATAATAATTATCATCTCCAATAAATTGTATTTTATTTTTTACCAAATCCCGCAACAATTGATTTATTTTTTTTATTTTTTGAGAATAAATAATATAATCTTTTGATATTTCATTTTCAACTTGTTCTCTTATTCTGATATTTGAATAATCATTCAATAAAATCCGAATAGTATTTCTGAAAATATTATAAAAATTTGTTTCATATGTTATTTTTTTTATGTAATCAACTCTTTCAACGTCTACTTTTTTGCTTGTAGTTATTATGGAATCACTTGCGGAATATCCATGAGAAGCAGAAGCTTTATTTTTTACGACATAATCAGCATTTTTTAATGATGGTATATTTTGTTCAGTTTTAATGTCAATCTCCGGTATTGGTTGTGATATTTGTATAAATTGATTTGTTTCGGTAATTATACCAACAACTAATTCATCTTCAACTACTTTTAACATAGGTTTACAGTGTAAATCGGATATTTTTTCAGTTTTACGTTTTGTACTTTTATTATAAAGTTGCATCAAAAATTCAAACGTATCTTCGTAACTTTTCCATAAAGATAGATCATTCATAAAAACGAAATCTAGTTCTTTTTTAATATTTTCATTGAATGATGATGGATAGCAAGGAACAAATCCTGATAATTTTGATGGTGAAGGACTTTCTGCAATTACACCAATAATCTTATTATTGAAATTCATAACTAGTTTACTAACATTATAATCATATTTATCCAATTTTTGTACAAGACTCGTCAATAACGGAGCGCGTTTTGCTTTATAAACGTTCGGCATACTATCAAGTGGTTTACAAAATTTGGATAGAAATGGACGGATTAATTCTCTAAAAACATTACGCATTGACACGGATAAGCGTGAATCATATTCATTAAACAATTTTACAATATTATATTTTTTATTTGTAATTGTATACGAATAAATTGGCTCATAATATTTGTCTTCTTTCATTATAAAAAGAGTAGGTTTTCTAGTTTCATAAAATTCATTAGAATAATGATTGCTAGGACATAATAATTCAACGTTGTTGGTAATGTCATCATTTGGTATTTTAAGTATAATTAAATTAACACCCTTTGCAAATAGTTTTGAATTAGGTTTTGAAATAATGTCCCATAAATATGTGTGATCAATTATTGCGTCGTCGTCATTCAAATAATTTATGAAATTTTCAAAAGAACTTATTACTTTTTTAAAATACAATACTTCATCTTCATTAGATTGATTGATTTTGGAATACAATTTAGATGACACATACGTCTGAATATTAATATTAGCATTACTTAAGTCCGCGCTTTTAAAATCGTTTACTAAATTACCATTTTGATATGTAATAAAATTATCAATTGTAAGAGCTTCTATAATTTTGTTTTTCATTTCTTTAATACTTGGAGCATACACGTCACTTGTAGTGCCATAAAATAATACGTCAGCCATGCAAGCTACAAATGATTGTTTATCGTTAATTTCTATTCCATGTCTTAATAAACAAGGATGATCAGGTTTTAAGTTGGTATTGGTTTTACTAATTTGACAATCCGCATTTACTTCATGTAACATTTGTTGAATTTGAGGAGGCAAATAACCCCATCTTCCTTGTGAAATAGGGAATTTATCTGGTCCTATAATGTATTCATCTTCTTGTTTACCTTTTTTTGATTTTGGTTTTGCCTTCTCTTTTTCATTTTCTTCCATTTTAGTTTCAGATTCTTTATCTTCGTCGTTACCAGCATCTTCTTGGCTACAATGTTTATTTGCTTCCATTCTACCTACTGTATTATACTTTTCAAAACAGCAAGGTAAACAATATCCTTGCGGGTGTTTGTCAAGTTGAAAACCCGGATAACGTTTATAATCTTTATTTCCACTTTTAGGTTTGTAAAATTCGTACACATAGTATCCAGGTTTCACTGTTTTTGCATCATCCGGTAATACGTAACCGCAATTAGGACTTTTTAGTTCTTTTTTACCGTTAACAATTACTTCAGTCAAATCTTTTGGGTCAACAACTGTATTATTTTTTAAACACCAATAACGCGGACAAATATAATTATATTGTTTTTTGGGATCAGAACCATATTTAATAACATCTTCATCGCGTAAAAATCCAGGATGTTCTTTGTTAATATTTTCCAACTCTTTATTAGTTAAAATAACCGGGTGTCTCTTCATTGTACTACTACACGTTCTAACGTATGAGTTGAATTCTTTTGTATCTTCTTTAATAATCAAAGCAGGATCTAAGTTTTCAATTCTAGTTTGAAAATAAGGTTCTTTCTTTTTTAAAGGTAAATTATCAATGTTTATTACTTCGTTCTCTTCACGTTGTTCATTTTCTTCACGTTGTTCATTATCTTCATCTTCACTCTCCTCGTGTTCGTGTTGTTCATTTTCTTCACTACTATTAACTTGACCGCCTTCCTTATTATTAGTTTCATCGCTTTTAATACTTGCTCCACTATCTTCATTGCCCTCATCGTCCTCTTCATCTTCATATTCATCATCAAAAAATAAATCCAACGCATTTTTTGGTCTATTTTCATCATCTGAATAAGAATAAGATTTTGCAGCATCACTCATTTTTGTATATTCCATATCTTCATTTTCTTCGTCAATAGAAGGAATTTCTAATTCAGATAATTGACTTTCTACTGGAGAAATTATGTCAAGTATTTTAATCTCTACCTTTTCTTCACTAGAACAAAGTTCATTAATTTTTTTTGTAGGATATTTTGTGCTATTTTTATCTTGTGTAATACGAATAATACTATCTAAGTAAATTGGTATTGTATCTAAATAAAAAATATCATTAATATTTTCAACGCGTATTGTTATAACTCCTGTTTTCTGATCTAATTGAATAGTAGTTTTAAACCCTGGATTGTCTTTTATTTTAATATCTATTTTTTTCACACCGCGTTCCAGTTGAATCTCATTTGCTACTTTTTGAACCAACTCTTCTGCTTGACTCCTATTTAAATCATCTTGAAAATTTTCTAACAATGCATCAACAATTTCGTGTCCTCTGAAACCCTCACTGCTTTTTTCCAGTATAAAAGCTTCTTGACTAGTTACCTTGTTAAAATTTGATACTCGTTTAAATCTCAAGTGGATATCTTTTTTAAAGGAACTAGACTCATTGTTAAATATACTAGAAATACAACCTTTATAACTATCCAAATTAATAGCATGTTTAATTTTAATATTGCATTCATAAGTTAATTGTTTTATCTCTATATTACTACTTTTAATTGTATCAAACAAAGAAAGCTTATAACCGCTTTGTTCCAAAAAATTACTAATTTCTTGAATAATAGGATTAATATTTTTTTTAAACAACTCGTTGATTTCAACCTCGTTCATTACTTTTTCTAATTCGCAAATAATTGTTATAAATCCGTTTTCATCAAATTCACAAATAAATTGACTTACGTCAGAGTGAACGTCAGAATTAATATAAACTGAAACAGATTTGGTCTTCCCAATATTTTTAATTAATTTAAAAACCAAGCCTTTTTTAAGGTAAGGAATCTTTCTACCATCAGTAGCAATCTTATCTGTAAATAATCTAAAAATATTTTCTTGTCTAGATGATGGATTATATTTAATAAGAGGGTTTTCTTGTGTTGCATGTAAAATTTTAAACAAAATTTCTAGTGGTATATTTATTTTATATATGGGTTTGATAACAGCCTTCAAATATTTGATTCCTTTTCCTATATAATTTAATTCACTTTTTCGTAAATCATAAATATTGTAAAACATGTCAATTGTATTGAAATAATCTATGGTGGATTCATTCAAGTATTTTTCATTTTTTTTCACAAGTTCACTTTGGTTAGATTTTAAATCATCTAAATTATTAATATTGTTTTCATATAAAAATGGATAATAAATTTTCAAAGTTAAGTCCTGAGGAATACTTTTATTTTCACTGTAATTTAATACATCTTGCGCTAGACACAAATAAATGTTGTTGTTTACTATCTCTCCAGTGTTCAATAATAAATGACTATTTAATGTGGATAAAGATTTTCTAGAATTTCTTTCCAAAAACGAATCATATCTTTCAACATCATATGGGTTGACAACAAATGGATATTCATTTTCAATAATAAAAAATTTTTGTCCTAGTACTTTATTTACAATAAAATATTTATTATCTAATTTCATTTCTACAATATCATCATAGTCGTATACATCTTTTTCTCCTTGCATAAGTTCAATTTTTTTCCCATCTTCTTGACTTACTATATTAGAAATAAATTGATTTAATCTAATATTTGTCAATGACAGTTTCTTGTTTTGAGTTAACGTTTGATACAAAGAGACTGAATTAAATTTTTCTAATTTTTGACAATATAAATATATTTCATCCAATGAAATAGTTTTCTTAATTTGATTCAAAATTTTAATTTTTATCATTCCAATACTATCATCTAAATGGATCTGTTGTTTGCTATAAACAATCTTAATTTTATTGCTGTTAATAGTTTCTATTTCATTAGCATTAAATATTTCATTGTTAGTCTTATCTTTTCCACCATTAAAAACATAAATAGTGTCTATACTACCATTTATTATATAATTAACTTTATAAACATCTAACTCTGCCATATATTAAGTATTTAAATTATTTTTATATGTAAATAATATAAATAGTTATGATACGAAAAACTAATAAATCAGCACAATTAAACGTGCTAAACTAAATCGTAATACGGGTTATCATTAATAGTCATTCCGCAATATTGTTTTGGATTGTTTTTATAGTCAATTGGCTGATATATATTTGCATCTTTTGCATTACCAAGTAAAAATTTAAAGTTTTGCCAGAATTCTTGTTTATGACCAATAGATTCAGTCATTATATGAGATAACTCATGTAGAGCTACAAATGTTAATGTGTTTATATCAATTAATTTATTCCCTTCTTTTGTGGTGTTTAAACAAAACGCTATTTTCTCTCCTTTATTTTCACTATAAGCAGTTAATTCACTAGTTGGTAAAGTTTCGCTAATTTTTTTTGGATTAAAACCTTCTACTAATCTCACCGTTCGCGGATCATCAGGATGTTTTTCTTTCATATATTTAACCATTTCTTTACATTTTTGGGTTACTGTTGCAAGTAAATCCGCAGCAAGCTCTAGCTTTTCTCTCTCTCTTACACAGTATCTATTTCCGTCTTTTGAAGCAATTATGCATTTTAAATTGAATGCATCAGAATCATAATATATTCGTAAACATAATATTAATACAAATCCTAAAAATATATAAAAAAAAATACTATGTTTATCCATAGGTTAAAGTATGTTACTATATAAATATATAATTTATTTTTAATTTTTATTGTTTTTATTCATTGTTGTTTGGTGCGTACATAGTACCTAAACTTCCACCTCTATCACACCGAGGGCAAACTGTATAATATTTGTGTCCATAAGACGCTTCACAATCATTATGCAATGCTATCTTGCAGCGAACACAAATTATATACGTTTTATCATCAATTATTTTTAAACATGTGTAACATATTCTGTGTTTGTTTTTTTCATTATTACACCAAATCATTTTGTGAGCAGAAATAAAACTTCCCATTTTGTAATCAAATTATATTAAATACTCTCTATTTGTATTGAATATAACCAAATCAATTTTTTTATTTATCTTCCAATTCTTCACTCTTTTCGTGTATTTTTCTTATATATTTTTTTTTATATTTTGATGCATGATTACCACACATGCTATTTAAAGATCTTGCAATAGAGCAACTATGATAATCTGTGCTGCGAATAATTCCATCAACATAAAATTTTGCACTACTATATGGAAATAATGAACATCTACCATGTTCTAGTTTTAATCCGTAATCTTCATCACCAGGCGGAACAAAATATCTGCACTTTACACAAAATTTTGGTTCTTTCACTTTAAGTGAACTCGCGAATAAAAACGTTGAAAAAAATGTAGACAATAATATTCTCAAAAGATACATAATTATATTAGTATATCCTATAATATTTAATATGTTTTACTTTTGTATATAATTATTGTCATTAAACAATATGATACATTTTAATTTTACTTCGTTAATAAAATTAAAATATCTAGTCATCAAATTTCTTTAATTATTTATTGCGGTCCTGATCCTAATTCAAGAGGTGGTCTCATGAAATCAGGCTCAATAGTACTTTGGTTCCATGGTCCAACGTACAATTGTGGGTTAGCTGGTTCTGAACGAATTTGAAGATTTGCATTTCTTAAAGTTTGACCAATAGTATCAATACCAATGTGGTAACCTGCTTTTAATAAATTTACATTTGCTAGTTCACCTTTGCCAGATGGATTTAATTGAGCCCATTGACTATTTGTATCCTTTGGAAGTAACTCAGCAGGGTTTTGGATATTTGGTTGTGAGCATGATGAAGGCATGCCAGGCATACTTGTTTGCACACCATTTGCAGAAGAAAATACTTCGTTTTGACCTAAAGGTTCAGAGGGGACAACGTTTCCACCGTTACCATTGTAATTTTGTGATGGCTGAGAGTTTTTGTATTGTTGTGGCATAGTAGCGTTTGATTCATAACCATACATTCCTTTGGATGACAAATAATTAGCAAATAAACTAACAACATATGCAAGAATTAATAGAACTAGGATTGCACCAATACCATAATCGTTCCATAGCTTTTTTAAAGATATGCTCATTATATAAAATTAATGATAAAATAATTTTTAGAATACATATTAATTTATTCTAAACATTAATTTAAAAACTAAAAGTAGTATTATCCTAAATCTAAAAGTTATAATCCTTCCAATTCGCTTTCAGAAACTTCATCAATTTCAGCATCTATATCACTTTCACTTTCATCTAAACTATCAATCATGTATGTTTTTTTGATATTTTTAGCTTCTAAATATGCAATGATAGCAGTTCTTTTTGCTAATTTGGCTTTTTCTCTCGCTTCTTTATAAAGCTGATAATATACTTCATTTGGATTTTTCAAAGTTATTGTTTCATTAGTAATACTTTCTAAATCATCTTCTAAAGGATTAGAAAAATCCATTTCTTTTAATTCTGTGTTATCTTCCAATTCTTCTATAGGCAATTCTTGAATATCAAAAGTTAATTCTTCTTTTTCCTCTTCTTTTTCTTCTTCGTTTACTGTAGTTTCTTTTCCTAAATACATTCCTATTCCAAATTCTTCTGTGTTAATAATATTACTATCAATATTTGATGCAACTAATAAATTGTTTTCGTTTTCTTCTAAAGATTCTTTGTTTTCCTTGACTAAAGATTCATTTGGTGTTTGATGTTGAATTAAAGCCACTGTTTTATTTGAATTATTTGTTTTAATCAAACAATTATCAAATAATGGTTCGTTATCTAAAACCATCGCCTGACGCAGTTCAATGTCAATTTGAAAATTTCGTGATGTAAATTTAATCCCTTGTATTTCTAAAATAGAAATAATACTTGTATCTTCTTTCACATCATCAATAGAAAGAGGGATTTCGTTTTCATTATAAATTTTAACTGAAGGTTCATTATTTGTACCAACTTTAACATTTGTTCTTACTAAATAATATTTTCCTGATTTATAAATACGTATAACAGAATTAAATGCAGTTTCAACGTCGTTTTTGTCTAAAGAATTCTGAAACCAAGCCTCGCTTTTATTAAAAATCAAAGTTTGACAGGTTTCTTCTAAATTTTCAAACCAGTTTACTAAAGCTTCTGCATTATTATCAAACATTAAATCACAATAATATTTTTTGCCTGTTTTTACAAAACCTTGTCTAGTTAGACTTTTGGTTGTTTGAATATATAATGGTTTATTATTATATAATATTTTAGTAAAATAAGCACCGCCTTGAATACCTACAGGATGCGCTAAAGATAATTTAGAAAAGTCAAAATTGCTGTTAGGTTCAATAATATTATCCATTATTATTTCATTATTATATTTTTTAAATATTAATAACACGCAATAAAAATATTTTAAATTTATTATCAATAAATATAAAAAAATATTTTATTATGAAAGAATCAATTGTTCAACAATGTTTAGATATTTTAAAAAGAGATGACGTTAAAAATGAGTTTAAATTATTGTTAAAACCAGTTATTGACTTTATTTTATATGAAATAAATCCTTATATTTATATTACAGTTACATTGGTATTCATGATTTTTATTATGATTTTAGCAATATTGGTAATTCTACTTTATATTTTGCGAAATAAAAATAACCTTACTAAATTATTGTAATATTTAGGAGGTAGTTTGTAAACTTATTTTGTATATTAATTATTTTATTTTCATTCGTTAATATATAAATGGCACGAAAAACCGCTCATAGAAGACATAAAAGAGGAGGTCAAACTTCAAATGTTAGCGCAAGTCAACCAGGTAATCCTAATTTACCTTACAGTGCACCATCAAAAGGAGGACGCAGACGTAAACACAAAATGAGAGGTGGTACTGGTTCTTCTCTATATAGTTCTGCAAGTTCATATGGTAGCTATGTAAATGGTACTGAAAATAGCCAATATGATAGAGTATTTTCACAAAGTGGACCATATGCATCTGTTCAAGGAAATATGAGCATTGGAGCCCAAGGACAAAATGCTAACTTAGTAGGCGCACCAAATGCTGGTAGTTTATCGTTAATTCAATCTGCAGGTACAAAGCGCAGACATAAGCGTGTTCATCGTACCAAAAAAAGGCGCGGTGGATTTCTTGGACAAGTTATTAACCAAGCAATTGTTCCATTTACTCTTTTAGGAATGCAACAAAAATATAGAAGAAATAAAAGTCATAATAGCACTACAAAAAGTCGTCGTAGATACAAATAAATAATAAAAAATATAAAATTAACGTTACAAAGAATGTTTGTAACGTTAATAACAAAGTAAACAAATTATTAAAATTCATGACCATATTGTTTTAAAAATATTTTTATTTTAATTGCATATTTATTTTTTGGATAACTATTTTCAATTGAATTGAACTGATTATGAATATTTTTAATATTTTCCTGGTGTCTTTTTTCACCATTATCATCTCTTGGTAAGTTGACCTTTCTTTTAATATATGTTTCTTCAGATTGATTTACATAATGAGCTATATAAGCAGGTACGATTAAATGACTAATATTAGGTTTGCTAGAATGATATATTCCTTGTAAATTTTGATTATCCACTGTAAAATACCTAAATCTATCCTTTATATTATAATAGTGAGGGTTACTCACATTAATTATTTTTTTTGGTCTTGTGAATGACTTTAAATGTTCATTTAATGATGAATCAGATTTTGTATAATTTTCTAAAATTAATCCATCAGGGTCTTTTTCTAAATTATTTGAACCAAACATTAGCCAATTAATACCTAATGAATCTGCGTGATTATATACAGACAACAAATGTTTAATCCCAATAAAATTTTCATTCAAAATTATGAATTCATCAGCATCTAAATAAATCATCCAATCCATTTTTAATAACCGTGCTATTTTAGCAGCTTTAGTCATTAAAACCATTTTTATTGCTCCTTCTATATGTGATACATTAATAATTTTAACACGTTTATCAAAATTTTTAAATACTTCTTTCAGAGGGGTTGTAGATTTATGATCAAAAATAATAATTTTACTAAATCCAATCAATAAATGATGCGCTGCCCATTCTCTAATATGTTTTTCATCTCGTGCATTTGTAAATAAACAAACACGTTTACATATAATGTTTACTTGATCTGAATTTTGATTTAGTGAGTTATCTTTGAAAATATTATTTTGTATATTCATTTTATAAATAATTTAAATATATATTTTAAAATAATATTTTATTAAATGAATTTTGAACAAACTATACAACAGTGGGTATTGCTTGACAATCAAATTAAAATATACAATGAAAAACTGAAAGAATTACGTAATAAGAGAGATAACGTTGAGGAAAATTTGTCTCAACACGCAATAAACAATAATTTAACTAATACTACAATAAAAACTACAGATGGTAAATTAAAATTTGTTAATACTAAAATCGCATCTCCTTTAACCTTCAAATATCTTGAAAAATCTTTAGGAGAAATTATAAAAAACAAAGAGCAAGTTAATGCTATTATAAATCATGTTAAAAATAATAGAGAGTGTAAAATTGTTCCAGAATTAAAGCGATATTATAATAATTAATTAATATTGGATTATTTTATATAATAATATGAATTTGAATCATAGCTATATTGGACCTGATGAATTGATTTATAATAATGATGGCGAAATTCATAGTGGTGGATTTAGTGTCAATTCTATAATGTTGAAGAATGGTTTGTCTCCTATTATTACTCTGAATAATAACAATGTAAATGTAAATGCTAATGTGAATCAAATAGGAGGAGATAAAGTTTCCGATTTATTTAATAATTTAGTAATACCTAATTGGAGTCTTTCATATAATTATAAAAATGGCGTTTTATATGAAGGTGGTGCTAATGGTGTCATGTATAATACTAATAAAAAACGTACTGTGGAGGAAGATGACGATGAAGTAATGGAAGAAGCGTTACATGATAAATTATTAAATTTAGTTAAAGTTGATAAAACGGAAATGAAAGACTATGAGGTTTCTAATAAAAAAACTTCAAAAAAAAATTTTAAAACTATTAATAAAACAAAAAAAAATGCAACAAAAAAATCTAGCAAAAAATCTAGCAAAAAATTATAATAAAAAATAAAAAGTAATTTGTATATATTTTATTATATAATTTATACAAATTGTATGTATTTTCCAGCAAGTAATCATTATTTTGATGATTCTTATAAATATAATACTAATAATATTGATAATAGTGATAATAATGACTGCCTAATATGTTTAGAAATAAATGATAATTCTGATAATATTTGTATTAGAATAGAAAATAATTTTTACACTAAAGACTGCTTATGCGATGGATGGATTCACGAGTATTGTTTGCATATTTGGTACGTAAAAAATAACAAATGTCCTATTTGTCTTTGTAGTATGATTAAAAATGAATTAACTGGAAATGAAATTCAAGAAAATGAAATTCAAGAAAATGAAATTCAAATTGAAAATACTAATAATATTAGTTTTATCATACATAATTTACATTTACTAATGAAATATATGATGTTAAAATATATGATGTTAGTTTACTGTTTTCTAATTTTTATTTTTATTTTTATTTCTTACTACAATATTGAAAATATGGTTATAAAAAATTAAAATAATTGAAAATATTTATGCTTCGCCCCACATATTATAATTAAAAGGAGACACCATAATGTCTCCTATCTTATTTTTCCAATAATCAACTTTTTTCTGAAATTCAATCTCCTGCATTGTTTTTGGATAAGGTGACGCAGTTTTCATCAACTCTTCTTCGTCTTGTGTTATTTTTGGTTTGTTACCATAACAATTAACTCCAAATTTAATATTTTGATTTGCCATGTATCCTCCATTGATTCCGGGACGTCCACAATCATGTTCATGCCCCTTTATTTTTTGCAAATTATCAAAGGTTTGCTGTTGCGTCGGAAAAAGTGCCATTTGTCCGTCAGACCACCCATAATTGCACCATTCGCCGCCATTTTTATAGGCTGATTCAACTTGTTGATATGTAGCTAATTCTGCACCATATGCATTACATATTGCTTTTGCATCATTGTAAGTATAATGATTTCCAGGTACATTAAATACTTGTTTTCTAAATTTTATTTCAGGAACAGATGGATTTGCTTCGGGGTCTGGTTGCGTCTGATTAACTACAATATCAATCTCTGGCTTATTTGTAAATAAGTTTTTTAAATAAGCAGATACATTTATACTAAAAAAATATTGAAAACCATTTATTAAAATTAAAATAATTAAGATAATGACTACTAAAATACCTAAATAACTTTGTCCATAGTTGCTAGTTGTAGATTCTGAATTTATTTGTCCGTCCGCATTATTATTTCCTAAAGAAGAAAATATAACTAAATAGCAAATTATCACCAAAACAATTATGATAAAAACAACTGGGTTTAAAACAAAATTATTTACATAATTGTACATATTCAATGGATCTGTTGTTGTTGTTGTATTTACTTCCATATATAATATATATAATATATACTATATTATCATTGAATTTGTTTTTTTCTATAAAAAAGAACATATGCTTTTGCTGAAACTATCGCTTCAACTAACGAAACCTCAATTACACTGGTATCATTAAAATGATACCATTTGCCATTTGCATTTTTTACATAAGATGTATAGTGTCCTCCATAGACACTTCCTGAATGATTGCAAATACCATACAATTCATAGACATAAGATTTTTTTTTGTAACCAATAACATAATTTGATAAATCTAAATCGTCTAATGGAAAATCAATAAATATTTGATTTTTTTGATTTCTTGAATTGAATCTTTTAAAATCAATTACTAAAATGTTTG